CTACAACTAAATCAAGTCATTCATCTGGAGATGTGATTAAAAAGTATGAATTTGCTGGAGTTTCTCTCCGAAGAATCAATAAGACTCATGATATGAACAGTCCAGCTGCAACTGTGACAAAACCAAAAGATTTAGATTTCTATCATATTAAGGTTGATATGAATAGTGATGGAACAGACAGAAGTGGCGGAACTTTACCAGATCGATTCTTCTCATCAACAAAACGTGCTGGTGGTTTAAATGTAACTGCAACACAAAACGTGCAGTTTGAAACTCTTACACCTAATGTTCAAACCTTACTACCAAATGCAACAACTATTGGTGGTAGAGTAAGGACAATCTCAGCAACAAGTATTGATGGTTCTGAAACATCATTTGTTGATCAGGGATTTGTGGATGTTACACTTGATGATATGAATCATTTTGAAACACCTCGAATGGTAGCGTCTAAGATAAATGAAGATAAACAATTAACAGATTTACCTGGCAATAAGTCAATGACATTTGAGTTTGCAATGACTAGTGTAGATGATAATGTTTCGCCAGCTATTGATTTAGATCGAGTTAGTGCAATATTAACCACAAACAGAATCAACAGCCCTGTTTCCGATTTTGCATCAGATTCGAGAGTTAATCAAACAGGTCAAGATCCTTGTGCAGCGACTTATGTTTCTAATTTAATTGTTTTAGAAAATCCAGCAACAAGTCTTAAAGTTCAATTTGCTGGATATCGAAGAGACAGTTCTGATATTAGAGTCATGTACAAAGTTCTTTCTGAAGGAGAATCTGAAAATAGTATGGAAAAAGATTTTGATTTATTCCCAGGCTTTGCTAACATAGATCAAAATGGTAATGTTATTAACAAAACTAATAATAACGGAAAACCTGATGACCCTGTAACACCTACTGTTCATGAAACGTTTAAAGATTATGAATTCACAATTGAAGAGATACCACCATTTACAAGTTTCCAAGTCAAAATTGATATGGTTGGAACTAATCAAGCACAACCACCATTTATTAAAGATCTTAGAGCTATCGCACTTGCATAATGGAAGAAGAAATTGAACTAATCCCTGTTGAAGGTAAGTCTGGATTTTATCGAGACCCCGAATCAACAGCAATTATTAATTGTGACAAAAAGGCGTATTCGGATTATATGAAACGCAAAAAAATCTCAAAAGCTAAAAGTAATGAATTGAATAAAATGAAAGAAGACCTTGATAATGTAAAGGGTGAATTAGGAGAAATCAAAGGTCTTTTATCTACTCTTGTTCAAAAACTAAATAATTAGAAAAATGGCACAACAGATAATCACTTTTGACCCAGATGTGGGTGTTCCAATGGGTGTGAATCTAACCATGTTCTCTGGTGCTGATTTCAACACCACTTTCACGATTAGAACTTCTGCTGGTTCAAGTATAGATTTTACTAACTATACTGGAAGAAGCAACATGAAGAAATCTTCAATTGGAACTGCGAACACTTTTGGTGTATCACTTGGAGACACAGATGGAAAAATAACTCTATCTATGGGTTCAACTGTAACCAGAAGTTTAGCTGAAGGTAGATATCTATATGATATCAATGTAAGTTCTGGTTCTACTTTCTTTAAGATAGTAGAGGGTAACGTGCTTGTTAGAACAGGTATTTCAACTTAGAGGTGAAGAATGGCTCAACCAAGTTCCAGAGAAGGATTAATAGATTACGCAAAAAGACAGTTGGGTTTTCCTGTCTTAGAAATCAACGTTGCAGATGAACAGTTTCAAGATCTGTTAGACGATGCTATTCAGATATATCAAGAGAGACATTATGATGGTATCGCAAGGATGTATTTGAAGTACAAAATTACACAGGATGATATTGATAGAGGACAAGCGAGAGGAGGGGATTCAACTTTAGGAATATCAACAACAACTACAACGTCAACAGTTGGTTTATCAACAACTTTTGATTTAGAGGAAAATAATAATTATATACAAATGCCTCCATCTGTGATTGGAGTTAATCAAATATTTAAAGTTAGATCAGATACAGTTTATGATGGTTTATTTAATATTCGTTATCAGTTATTTTTAAATGACTTATACGCCTTTGGATCAATTGATCTTCTTCAATATTCAATGGTTCAGACTAAACTTGAAGATATTACATTTTTATTAAATCCAAATGTAAGATATCGATTTAACATTCGTCAAGATCGTCTTTATATTGATATTGATTGGGGAGCTGCAGTAAACGTAGGTGATTATTTGGTCATTGATTGTTTCCGAATTTTAGATCCAGATGATTTTACAAAAGTGTATAATGATCAGTTCTTAAAAAGATATTTTACAGCTTTGTGTAAGAAACAGTTGGGACAAAATTTAATCAAGTTTCAAGGAGTTCAACTACCTGGCGGTATTCAACTAAATGGTCGTCAAATTTATGATGACGGTGTTGCAGAATTAGCTGAGATAAGAGCTAAGATGGCAAGTGATTATGAAATGCCTCCACTTGATATGATTGGATAATGTTAAATCCGTTTTTTCTACAGGGTTCTAAAGGAGAACAAGGTTTAGTTCAAGACTTAGTTAATGAACAACTAAGGATGTATGGCATCGAGTGTCATTACATTCCTCGCAAATTAATGACATCTAGAACAATTATGAAAGAAGTAGTTGAATCTAGATTTGATCAGGCATTTCCTCTTGAAGCATATTTGATGAATATTGATGGATATGCTGGATCGGGAGATGTTCTCACAAAGTTTGGTATTCGAGTCACTGATGAAGCGACATTTGTAATATCTAAAGAAAGATTTGAAGAGGCAGTTGCTCCATTTTTAGAACAGGATGATGATTATACTTTATCAAATCGTCCAAAGGAGGGAGATTTAATATTCTTTCCTTTAGGTAAGAGGATGTTTGAAATTAAATTTGTAGAACATGAAAGACCATTCTATCAATTACAAAAAAATTACGTTTATCAATTACAGTGTGAACTCTTTGAATATGAAGATGAAGTCATTGATACAAATGTTAATGCAATTGATGAAGTTGTTCAAACAGAGGGTTACATTGCAAGATTAGTTTTATCTGGTATTGGTAGTCTTGCAACTGCGAATACTACTCTTAACTTCGGTGCCGTTCAACAAATATTTTTACAGAATGATGGTTATGGATATCTCACTGCACCGACTGTTTCAATTAGCACATCACCTGGCGTGGATGCAACAGCTGTCGCAATCATGACATCAAGATCTGGTATTGCAACTGCAAAATCTATTGATAGAATTCTTTTAATTAATCCTGGCAGTGGATACATCGGAATACCCACTGTAACCGTGCCAGGCGCTGGTATAGCGACTGCTGGCATCACTTCTCTAGGTTCTGTAGGTATCGTTACAATTACATCTGGTGGATCAGGTTACACCACGACACCAAATGTTGCAATTACTACCGCACCATCGGGAGGAACAGATGCGACTGCTGAAGCAGTTATGGTTGGTGGAACAATTAGATCAATTAGAATTAGTAATGCTGGTGCTGGATATACCATTGCACCAACAATTACAATTGGTGCTGCAACAACTATCGGAGATGGTGATTATATCTTCAACGAGACAGTTCAAGTTTCCTCAAGTTCTGCTGAAACTGCAAGAGTTAAAGTATGGGATGCAGGGTCTAGAACTCTTGATGTCAGTATGCTTACTGCAATGCAATTCCAAGTTGGCGAGAAGATTAAAGGTTTAGAATCTGGTGCAGAATATGTAATTGAATCTATAGATTATGACACACCAAATGACTATCCAAACTCACAATATAAGGCAGATCAATACAATGATAATGCAGACTTTGAGACTGAGGCTGATGCAATTCTGGACTTCTCTGAGGGCAATCCGTTCGGAACATTCTAAATAGTTAGAAAGCTTTGATATGTTAGGTACTTATTTCTATCATGAGATATTAAGAAAGACAGTTATCGGTTTCGGTACTCTCTTTAATAATATTAACATTCGACACAAAGATGCGAGTGGGACAACTTTTAGTGTCTTAAAAGTGCCATTGGCTTATGGGCCGATGCAGAAATTTTTGGCAAGAATTCAACAACAACCAGATTTAGAAAGAGAGATTGCAATAACCCTTCCTAGATTATCTTTTGAGATGCAAGGATTACAATATGATCCAACTCGTAAAACTGGAATTGCACAAACATTTCTTACAAAAAATGGAACGAA